ACACCTGTTTAATTCTATTCAAATCCGCGCTGAGGTTGCTGGTAAACGGATGATTACGGTTGACCCCCAGACTGGGAAAGAAGTGTTTGATATGACCGCGTTGTCTCCAGAGCTTCGCGGTAGGCTTACACAGTTTCAACCTGAGGCACAAAAGGCTTTGGTGACTATGACCGCGCAGGCGGAGAGAGCTAATGGGCTGGCGCAGAAGAAATTCCTCGAAGCCTCCTGGAGCAGGTCAGTGGCGAATTTTGCCACGTTGCTCGGGGCTAAGACCTCTTTCAACAAGGCTGATTTTAAGAAAGCCCAACCGATTGCTGAGGGGGTGTTTAATGACCTGAAAGCTGCCAATGAAACGGTGGATCAATTTCAACAGGAACAGTTGATGCAGCAAGCGGTCAGTAAGCTCTCCGCGCTGGATGAAACTGATCAAGCTAGAGCAATGGAGCAGGCTCAGGAGATCTTTGGTCAATATGCAGACCTGAAGACTTTCTACGACGAGCGTCCTGCATTCATGTCCTTCCGTCGCTACGGCAATGTGAGGCAGAAGATTTCAAAGCCAGGGCAACCGGATGATGTAATTGATGCTGATTCAAATGCAGACTTGAATGAGAAGCTGAAATTTTACAAAGCTCAGGGTTGGACGGAAGTCGGTGAGCGACAAGTGGTTAGCAAGACTGAACGCGGGCAGTATAACCTCAATGCTGATCTGTTGAAAAAGATGCAGCTGCAAGAGCGTAGGTTTAAGGAAATGATTCAGGAAAGCCCGATTGATGAGGCTGATAAGACGGCGATCTTGTCCACCAAGACTGCTTCCGAGGTTTTGATTAGTGAGATCAATGCGAAGGAATTGTTTAGACCTACGAAAAGGAGAGCTCTGTCGGGGGATCTGGAACGCTTTGATTGGTGGGAACAGTTTCAGAACTATATCCCCCGCGCGGTGGCCTCGGCTCAGCGGGAAGCTCTTGGAGCCAAGGTTAATCATTGGATGCAGAATCCAGCTTTGACCGATATGCGAGCACAGAAGGATCAGTTCTTGGCTCTCTATGAACAGAGCAAGCAGCCTGACCCTGAGTGGGCTAGGAAGCTGAATAAACTGAATGCTGTATGGCATATCGGGTGGAATCTTCCTGGGCACATTGCCGAAGTGTTTCAACCTATGCTCTCGGGGATTCATGAACTAGTGGCTAAAGGAGAAAGTCTGCCTGGAGCACTGAAGATGTTTTGGAAGGCTGAGAAAGAAACCATGAGACTGCATGGGTATAAACTAAAGGATAAATTCTTTAATCCAGCGAAGGCAAAGTTCATAATTAATGAAGGCAAGGCTGATGAAGAAGTTTTTGAGGGCATGCCTGCGGTGTGGCTTATGGCTAACGATTCTTCCTCTGAACAGCTTGAAATCGCTCGTATGCTGCATGAAAAGCGAGATCGAATCCAGAAAGCACCGCTGAGCGAGCTGAGAGATTTCACAGGGGAGAATCATGCCCGCTTGCAGGATACATTGGATGGGAAAAGGCAAAGGACTCTAGGTGAGATTATCTCCAGCCCGTTTACGATGTATGCTAACGCGGCGATGGGTTTTTATTCTAATTTTACGCAGCACAACGGTGTGGTCACAATGGTCACGGCTTATAGGAAGTTTCGGAAAGATGGCCTGTCTCCTCAAGATGCCAAGCAACGGGCTGAGTTGTTTGACCTTACGGTTAATAACTCTGGTGGAAGGCTAGAGCGCCCTGAGATGTTTGGCAAACTTGGTGGAGCGGGACACTTGCCTTATGGTTTGACGAGTTATACGAGAGGCCGCTTCAGCCAGCTGGCAACTTACTATCGTCATGGGTTTGACCCTGAACAATATAGAGGAACGTTGACACCAGAGGAGTTTACTAAGCAGACTAAGAATGCCAAGAAGGCTTTTCAGACGATGATCCTTGCACAGCTTGGAGCCGCCGGTGTGCTTGGCCTTCCATTCATTGGAGCAGGAATTGCTCTTATGGAAGAACTCCTCGGTGAAGATCTCAAAGGCAAAATGATCAACGCGCTGGATGAGGTGACTAATGATCCTACTCTGACCCGGATGTTCACTCATGGGATGATGTCAACGATGGCTGAGAGCCTGGGTGTCCCTGCGGACTTGCATTCACGTTTTGCCCTTAGTTCTTTCCTTGGAACAAATTCCTACGACGGCATGAGTGCAAAGTCATTCATGGGACCATCGGTTGCTATGTTGGACTCGATGTTTAACCTTGGTGGACAGATTGCCCAGGGTGAGAGCTTGGAGAAGTCTCTGACTGTCGCCGGTCCTGGTGGGGTCAAGCGTTTGGCAGAAGCCTTGAGTGAAGACTTTCAACGTAGTAATCCTGAGAGCAACCTGGCAATGTCTATGCTCGGTTTTCGTTCCAGCCAGCAGATGAAACGTCGCGAGTGGGAACAGATTACCCGCAAACAGGAGTTGGAGACAAGGAAGGAATTGACAAAGAGTGCTACGGAGATTTCCAAGGCAATGGCTTTGAGTCCTCAGCAGGGGAGGATTCAGTTGTTGAAAGAAGCCGAGAGGTTGCTGCCACAGGGGCTAGACCAACAAGCGATGGTTAAGCAACGGCAGCAGAATGTCAAAGATTTGATTAACAAGGTCTCAACAATCGAAGCTGACAAGGTTGGGCCTCAGGATGTCCGACGGGAAATCTCTGGTCGCGCGGCACCAATGGCAAGCCAGACCGCACAGGCAATGGGTGTGCAAATGCCGAATCCGGTTGAGCTTGCCCGCGCACTGGCACAACAAAAAACGCGTTCCAAACTCGGCGCGACGGTTAGTCAACGACCAGTTAGGAACGCGATGTTGCAAGAGATGCAGTGGGGGAGTAACCAGTGGAAGTTTTAAGCTGAAAGCTGTTTGGCTCTTCGACTTATTCCACTTTTGTGACTGCTCGGAGACATATGGGCGCGAAGAAAATCGAAAAGAATACAAGCCTCAAAACTTGTTAGATATTTACCATCTACTTCAACGATGGCCATATCGTCTTTATAGGTAAGAGTGACTAAGCTGTTTATAGTTTGGTTTACTAGTTTCATAGGGTTATTGTTTTTTCTGAAAAGTCATATAGAACTCAGGGGTTGTGACTACCTGAACCGATTGACCGTTATTGAACGTTGCAGTTACCTGCTTGATTTGTTCGATAGCGGTCATTTGGTCTATTAGGATGTCAATGTCTTTCTGTTGCGCGTGGTTGAGAAACGCGCCGTAGACCTTCTTCCTTGTGACATAGTGCGGTGGGCGCTCACAGTGAAGGCGGATGAACTGTTGAATTCCCGCCATGGTTGCCGCGTGCGGGTTGCGACCAACTCCGGCAAAGATAGTGTCGATGTGCTGCTGTGCATCGGTGACTAAAGCTACAGCTAGCCTGACCTCTTCTTCATCAAGAATGAGAGTGTCAGAATAAGCAAGCCTCGACAACATGGCGACCTTGATAACCTGAACAGATTTGCTCTGAAGAAAGTTCTGCTGTGCGGCTGAGGTTGCAGTCTCCAACTCGTGGAAATTTTGTGCATACCAGTCTTTGTAAAACTTCTTTCCACTATCGGAGAACTCAAACCGCCCGGTGAGCGACTGGATTCTTCGGCCATGGTCAATCAACACACGCTCTGCTTCAGCTTGTTCAGGTGTAACAATAGGCTCATCAACCGGTTTGGAATTCCTATTTGCAAAGATGTAAATGGTCCGTCGAGAAAATCCACCCGATAGTGCATTCTCATTAATCAACGACTTTGTCAACTCCGGGGTCATACACCCAAGCAAGGTCACATATGGGTAAGGGAGAGTTACCGATCCACGAGAGATTGTAGAGGCATCGAAGGCTGGCTGTGGGTTGTAGATTTCTGTGAGGATCTGCACCCAGCCGAGGGGGTCACCGCCGACTTGGACAAGGTTCACGAACTCATCAGAGTAGATGGAGATTTTTGTATATGGTCGGGTTTTGTTATCCCAGGAATAGACCATGCGGCAGGGTGATTTTTCCTCTGCCATGAATTTGATTAAGGCTTCCTTGGAGGTGGAAGCCGGAGACATGGGGAGCGGGTGCTTGTTGGTGTGGATTTTGGCTACCAGGCGGCGTGCGATGTCCTTGGCCGTGGACTTTTTAATCCCAGGCGGGCCGACGAACATGATGTAGAGGTTGGGTTGGATGTTGCCGATGGTGCCCATGTCTTTCCAGAGGTTTGGTCCACAGCATGAGGAGAGGACCGCGTAGGCTCCCCAGGAGTGGAAGGCGTCGGGAGCTTCGTTGCCGGAGGAGTAGATGTGGTAGGCTTGGAGGAAGTTCATTTAGTCAAGAATAGCTTCAAGTGTGGGTTTAAGAGGGACACCTTTATCCGAGAGCATCTCAAAGCGGACTTTGGCGAGGAAGCCTTCGGGGGAGTTTTGTGCATAATAGTTTTGCTGTTCTACCGACAAGCCGGAACCGACTGTGAATTCATGTCCTTGTTGCGTCTGGCACGTGAGCTGGAAACCTTGGTTGCCCTTAGCACCAGTTGTGAGCTCGAACCCGAGGATTAGAAACTCGTCGTCGATCCAGCCTTTGCGTTTGAGCAAGGACTTCCAGCGGTTTTCTTTATTCCCGCACTCTTCGGCAAACCCGTAAGGAGCAAGGGGAAGACGATACATGAGTCCTTCATATCCCTGGGATCGGTAGGATTGGTAGAGTTCATCGTCCAGTCCTGGATTATTGACACAGACTGTGGGGACAACTTGGACAGTTGTTGCCTGATGGATGACCAGCTGGGTTTTGAGAAGCTCGAGCAATTCCGCACGCTCGTGGAAAGGGCGATGAAGACACTGGGTGTCGATGATGTCGAAGATGTGGTAGTGGATTTCATGGGTAACAGCGGAGGTTGATTTGCGCTTAACCGCGACTGCTGAGTTAATTTGCTGGAGAGACTTACCATGGCAATAGAGTTCACCATCGAGAATCCAGGTGGGCGGACAGGCGAGAGCAAGGGGCTGAGTGAAATGTAGGACGACTGAAGGGTCCCAGACTTTGCCTTCTTCCTCACGGAGACCACGGGATTGCATAATGCCTTGGTGATACAGCGCGCGGACACCGTTGAGTTTAGGTTGGACATAGAAGGGAAAGGTTAATTTTGCTCGGTGGTCTTGCCACTTGAATGCACACATTGGTTTCATATAATAACAATCTGTTCAGGTTCTGGGTATTTGAAACTTACCCATTCGATGGGGGTTTTGTCTCGGTGGAACATGCCTGGGCGGGTGAAGGTGTCGAAGGTTAGGGACCAGGTCTCACACCAGCGCCGCATGTCGGAGGTGCCGCCGAAGAGTGGTTTGACAAAGCGGGAGTCGATCTCGACGTAGGAGTCGAGTTGAAGGTCACGGAGGATTTGACAGCGGAGCTTGGAGGCTTCGTGGGGTTTTAGGAAGAGCATGGGAGTTGGAATTGTTTTAAGAGTCGGCAGAACTCCTGGACTTTTATGTGATTTGGGTAGCTGGGGTTTAGACGAAAGATGTCGTTTATTTTACAAACCCAGCGAGAGAGAAGATTCACATCTTCGTGTCCGTGTCGGGTTGGCTTGTCTGTGATACGGGCAATGGTGCCGGGGTGGTATTCGATGTAGTGCATATTTAAATTTCTCCTATTCTTGATTTTTCTTCCGTGTGATACCATGAGGTTCCGTAACCGCCTTCATAGGGGATGACGAGTCGCTCGTTGCCGATGGAGAGGGTGTTGTTGAAATAGGATTGGATTTTTTCAACAGCCCACTCGGTGCGGTCGATGGGGAACTGGCCGCACAGCGCATCATGAACAGAGTGCAAAGGCTGGATGATAAGATCACCAGAACTTGTGCGATTCTCAGGGTCCAGCCAGAGCTTTTGCATGGCGAGGTTAGTGGCGTAGGTAGTGTTAGCTTGGGGTTCATGGGAGTAGGCTGCGCGGTAGGTTGTGTTGTCTCCAGGCCGCCCGAAGAATGTCCGAACGTGACCGGAGGCACATGACAGTGTGCGGTTGCGTGTAAGTTGTTGTTGCACCCAGCGTTGCCATGCGAGCACACCGGGGTAGCGTTTGAAGAAGACGTTCTGGACTTTTTTGCAGTCGTTTGGTGGGACCCAGAGGACGTTTAGTTCGGTGGACTTTTTAAAGGTTTGCAACAGGATGTTGTTAGCCATCGTGTTTGGACCCATGTCGTAGGAGGAGCCGTGCTGGACAGCTTTGCAGACCGCGTAGAGGGAGTCGGGGATGTCAACGGTCTTGGTGAGACGCTTGATTTCCTCGCGGGATAGGTCATTGATGTTTACCGAGACTTCGGAGAGCTGACCCTGCATTTGCATATACATGAGGGCGATGATCTTTGCAGGTTTCATCCCCGCGCGGTAGTCATCGAGCATGGTTGGGTCGCCGAGCTGGGAGGCGCGGGCTGCTACTGTCCAGCCGTCGGCGCCGGAAAGGTCACATTGAAAGAAGTAGTAACCGGGGTCGGGCTGGTAGAGATACCTAAGCTGTTTAGTAATCGTTTGTAAGTTCGTTCCACTGCCCGTGACTGAACCTGAGCAAGATAGGCGTCCTGTTTCGGTTCCCACAAGATTGTAAGAGCAACGAACTCGTGAATCTCCATCAGTGTTAATCTCAAGCTGCTTCCGAACGCCCTCGAGCTTCTTCCATCCGAGGGCGCAGGCCAAGAACGGATGAGTGTTTGCTCCTTGTTTGATGATGATTTTAAGCATTGCGTCTGCATTGGCGGTGAGTTTAGTGGTTTTGCGACCTGCTTCTTTCATGTATTGTGGCTCGAAACCGAAGCGTTTGTAGAGAAGGTCGCACATTTGCTTGGGCGAGTTGAGATTGATTTCCATGTTGGCATGCTGGTTGCAGGCTAACTGGAGTTCGAGCATTTTGGTTTTGATCTCGGAATGTTTTTCCTTAGCGGCGTTGACGTGGTAGTTAATCCCGCGCAGGGACATATACTGCAAGGAGGGAATCAATGACATGTTGAAGTCGTAGTGCTTACGCTGGTCAACGGTCATTGCGGCCATGTGGCTCTGGTGAATTTCCAGCGTTACCGCGGCGTCTTTACAACAGTAGGTTCGATGGGTGACTTTGGCGTCGGTAGCATCGGGGCCGAGCTTGCCCTCGAACTTATAGTATGGTTCGAGAGTCCAAATAGAAGCCTGGGTTCCCAGCCCTTTGGGTAACTCAGGATATATTTCCCATCCGGAGAGCATCGTGTCATGTTGGATATTCTTAGCGTTGATGCGCCAGAGCCAGGTGAGAACGACGTAGTCATAGAGGGAATTTTGAAGAACCTTAGGGATTGAGGCGTCAGCCATCATCCGGTTGAACTCTTTCATGACGATGCCCTTGGTTGGGTCGTCGAAGTCGGAGAGGTTGATGGTGAAGGCGGAGGACGGATCGGTGGAGATACCGATACAGGTTACTCCGTTGAGGTTTTTGTGGGTGGTTTCTTCTGGGTTGGGGACTCCGCCTTCGATGTCGACGCTTGTAATTGTTCCAGGAACGATGGCTGAGAGTCTGGCCAAAACTTCGGAGGCTGTGAGAGAGGGCTCGAGCTTTCTGGCGGGCAGTCGAAGCTCTGGTTTATGAGACTCTTCACAGGCGCGGTTAATGTCAAATTGAAAGAGGGGTGCCTCGTCCCATACTTTTTGAACGTATCCAGGAGCAAAGGTTGCAATGCACTTATAGCGTTGATCAAAACCTGAGAACAGGGTTCCTCGATAGACGACAACTTTATGGTAGCAACCAGCTGCCCAGAGAGCTGTTCCTCCCAAGAGAAGGATGCAATGTGGCTGGAACTTGTTGAGGTCGGATTTGAGGATGGAGAGGGATTCATGGAAGTCTGGGTCTGATTTGTTAATGTGTTCGATGTCACCGCCTGGCGGGACTTGGTTGTAGATGTAACCGCGGAAGCAGTTGGAGAGGATGACGCCGGAATTTTGCAAGGCGGCGGTGAGGAGGCCAGAGGAGGGTCCAGCAAAGGGACGACCTTGGGCGAGTTCGTGTGGCCCAGGGCATTCGCCGATGATGGCTAGGCGGTAGGGAGCAGCGGAGAGCGGGAAGGCGTTGGGGAGGTGGGTCATACAAAACTAACCTGCCCTCCCAGCATGACTTTGTAAGTGTCTTTCACACGGTTCTCCAGTTCAGGATAGCGATCTTTGTCAATGTCACAGGCGATGATTTTGCAACCTCGCAGAATGCAAGCGCGGACAATGGAACCGCCACCAGCGAAAGGATCGAGAATCGTCATTCCTGGGAAGTGAATCGGATCGAGGATCATCTGGTTGATGAAGTCGAGTGGTTTGGCAAAAGGGTTCGACTGGAGCTTTTTATCCGCTGTGTTGTCGCACTCCATGTGGCAGCGGGTCATGGGTTTGGCTAGACGTGGGGAACCTTTCTTCATAACCATCACGGGTTCATAGGACTTTGTGGGGTTGATATGCGGCGCGTTGTTTTTGCACGAATGAGGCTTGAGCCAGAGGAGATTCCAATCGAGCACAGAGAAGCCAACTTCCCGCCCCCAGGTGGCAAGCTTTTCTTGATGCTGCTGGGCGAAGAAGAAGAACAGATAAGTGTTGTCTTTAAGCACACGGAAAGCACCTTCGAGGAAAGGCTTCATGAGCTCTACGTTTTGAGCAACGTCATGAGTTGAACGCATTTGGTCAATCCCGTGCATGTCTTCCATGAGGTCCATGTCGATACCATAAGGAATGTCGGTGATGATGGCGTCAACGGAAGACGGGGACATTTTGGTCTTCATCAGCTCGACACAGTCCATGTTGAATAAGCGATCAGAAATTTGCACCGTGCGCATGTCACGGATTTTCTCTGGGGATGTGTCAGTTACCGATAGCGCGGATGGAGAGGTGGTGTTACCGAGCTGGATGGAGATGATGCCCGTGGGCTTGGTGGCCTTGGCGGGCTGTGGGATGACGAGGACATTGGCGGACTGGAGGGCTTTGGCTTTGATGGCTTCTTGCTCTTTGCGGCCTAGGAGGATTTGCTTGGCTTGGTCGAAGGACTTGGCGTCCCAGATTTCTTGGTCGTTACGGCGGAGAGCTAGGGCGACGATGGTGCAGTCGCGGACATAGGAATGGGACTGGCCGACGAGTTCACCGGTGGCGCGGAGGGACCATTGTTTCTTGCGGTCAACGGACATTTTGGTTTCTTTGTCATGGACCGCATTGATGGCGAGGGCTTTGTCTTGCCAGCACATTTCCCGCCGACGGGTGTTCTCGTCGAGTTCGATCATGAGTTCCATTGCGCGGTCGATGTTGAGTCGGCGGACAAAAGGGACTTCGGTCTGGCCGAGGAGCTTGTAGGCTTCGAGACGGCACTCGCCAGCGATGAGTTCGTTAGACTCATTCAGCATGATGGGGGAGATGGGGCCGACGAGGATGATAGAGTCGGCGATGGTGGCAGCGTTGGTGGCTACTTCCTTGGGGTCTCGGCGAATGCGCTCGGAGCGGTTGACGACGATGTCGGAGAGGGGGATGTAGGAAGTGCCTTCGAGGCGCTTGATTTTGCGAGGCTCGGTGGAGGGAAGGGGGGAGGACATGGGGAAGAAAAAGCACGAGAATAAAGCCCTCGTGCCAGAGGCTGGTTTTGGGTTAGGCTTCGTCAGCAGGAGTGCCTGCAATGTCAGAGGCTGCTTCGTTTTCGAGCCTTTCGATGGTGGCTTTTAGCTCGTCAGCAGCTTTATCACATTCAATGATTTGAGACTCAAGGTCATTGATCTCTTCAGTGGCAATGCACAAAGGACAGTCACGACCTTCATGCACGATTTCTTCGTGGACTTCGGAACAGATATACATAGTGGTGTGAGGTGGGTGGTTTACTCTCCGTCAAGTTCAAGCTGGCGGGTGATGGCCAGGTTGACGCGGGCGAGTTCATTGCGGATTTGCTTGTTGCTGATTTGCCATTCGTGAAGACGAGCTCGAAGAGATTCAAGATAGCTCTCGTTATCTTCTAGTTGGTTCAGAATTGCGAGCCGGTCGTCGTAGATCGTCTGGGAGGCTTTCACACGGGAGACTTCGTGGTCGATCATCTTGTGGACCTCGGCGATTGGGATAGAACGGCGGGGTTTGGCTTGTTGTGCAACCACATCTCCTGCCATTTGTGCTATACCGATTTCAGTTTTGCCAAAGCGATTACCTTGGCGAATTGCTTTTTTGACTTTATTTGTTTTCATAATGTGAAAAATCGGCAGACATTATCCGGTCTGCCAGCGGAGTTTGGGTTTAGCCGACTGGCATGAACGACTTGATCACGGACTGCTTGCCGTAGTCGTCGGAGGTTTCATTCTTCACATTCGCGATGAGGGTCACCGTGGGGAGGGAGAGAATGTAGTCTTCGTTGAACTCGGGGAGCTGGGCCTTGTTCTCTTCAGTGTTCTTGAGGTTAGCCACGGCGAGCATGAAGAGGCCGAGCTGACGGGTGTAGTTATCCGCGTGCTCGCCATCGCCGAACTCTGTGCCGGGGATAGGGAGCATGAGACGGGTGCTGATGGGATAACCGGGGTTAATGGTTTTACCTTTGTCAGACTGTGTGGCTTCGAGGGTCTTGCATTGGATGAACAAGAAGGAGCCTTTGCCGGTCTTAGCTTGAACGACTTCAGCTTTGTCGATCACGACTGGTTGCTTGCCTTCGATGAGACAAGGAGAGGAGAGATCGGCGTCGTTGAGTTTGAGGGATAGAGGTGCCATAGTTTTGTATTTGTTTTGTTGTTTTGTTGTTTTGTGGTTCAAGAGCACAAGGGCTCAGGAAAGGGTTAGCGTGGTGCTAGAAAGGCTGCGGGAAGGGTCGGCATTTGGAATCCGCTGTCGGTTTCGGGCTCGGTAATTGCCGATGCCCAAGGTTTGACAGAGGTGACTGTGATGCCGTCGGTGAGGAGAGAGTCTTCGATCTCAGCAGCGACCATGTTGAGGTCTTCAGAACCGGCGAGGTTGACGGCGACTAGGAATGTGCGGGTCATTTAGAAAAGATAGCTTGAAGTTCAGAGACTTTATCCGCTGGGAATGACGTGCCGAGTTGTGCGGCGGACTTGAGGCCGAGCTTGCCGGAGCGTGCATCGGGGACAGTGGTGATTGTGCGTTCTTGTTTGAGAGATGCGCCGATACCTGAGGTCTTGACTGAGAGGAGCCAGACTTCCTCAAAGTAGCCGGAGAGCTTGTATTTCAAACCACCAGGGAGAGCGATGACGTTCTCGTCGATCTTGAGAAGCTCATCTTCTTTGATTTCCATGTGGCACTCGATGACGATTCGCTTGTTTGCGGTCTTGAGCCAGAAGAGCCACTTGGTTAGAACCAAGGCGTATGCACCCCAGTCTGGCTGGGTCATTTGTGGGTCGAGGATTTTAGCATCTTCTGCCTTGCCGAATTTCTTACCCTGGAGCTTGAGGGTTTGGAGCATGGCCATCTGGGCGAAGGTAGTTAGGCCTGAGATGACGATGGTTTCGATGCGGGGATCGTTGCCGGCTTCGAGCAAAAGTTCGTGAGCACGCTCGAATTGAAGCTCGCGAGGGCATGCGGTGCCGTCAGCTTTGAAGAGTGGGGAGTCGTAGAACCAGTCTTGGTTGAGACGCTTGTTGGTTTGGAGGAAACGAACAGGGCCGTTGAGGTTGTCATCGCAGTCGAGGATAAAGGGCTTGGGGAGTTGGAGTGAGACTGTGGTTTTTCCTGAACCCGGAGGGCCGATGAGGAGGAAGGATTTGGGGAGGGCGGGGAGGAAGTCGGTGGAGGATTTCATTGGATAGCAAGGGAGAGTTGGCGGTTCAGTTCAGAGAGAAGGGCAAGGGCACGGGAAGGATCTGTGGAGAACAGGGTATGTGCTTGGGTAGTTGTGCGGAGGATGTCATGGTAGATGGAGGATAGGATTTGTTTATCCTGAGGGGAATAGTTGTGGGTTGGAGAAGGGGTGACCGCGTGGGCGGAGAGGCAGAGGATGGATTGGTGGGTGAAGTGATTGGGTGAGGTCGGAGAGACCGAGGTGGAGTGGGCAATGACTGGGACGGAGAGGTGGATCATGGGAGTTTGATGGTGAATTCTTGAATCCCGGTAGGTTCGATTGGATAGTCTCGGGTCCACATTAGGATTTGGTCCTCGTCAAAAGAATCAGTTGAGATGCAATCGAAGGCGAATCTTTGGAAACGGCTATCGAGAAAGATGAGTTCTTCAATTTTATTGCCTACAAGCTCATAGTCATAGACTCTAGGGTGGCTGTTGAAGTGGTAAACTTTACGCTGACCAAGAAAACGTTTGCCGTCTTTGGGAGGTGTAGTTGTGTGCCAGGTCATAGTGAGGAGTCGGAAGGTTCTTGGAGGAGACGCTGAGGCTCAATAGTCCCAGGTTCGTCGTCGATCCAGATGTCCACTGGGAATGGAACCGCGTCGCGCTTGAAGCCGTAGGAAGCGAAGTAGATCATGACGAAGCTGGGAATTTGCAGCCGTTGGCGCTCTGTCTCGGAGAGTTCTTGACGACGAGTGCAGATGATTACTTTGTGACCGAGGGACTTAGCGAGCTTGGAGAAGGAGAGGAAGAGGGAGGGGTCCGCAGTCCAGGTCTTGTCGAGGTCGATGGAAATGGTGAGGGGTTTGCTCATACTGGTTTCCAGGTGTTGTTGGTGTATTGATCTGAGTTTAACATGTCCATGCGGGACTCTGGTGGGAGGGAACAGACGTCGAAGTAAGGACACTTGCCATACTTGCCTACGCACCACTGGGTTTTCTTTGGGAAGAACTTATTGGTGACATTGGCAAAGAGTTCTTCGACTAGGGCAAGGGCGTCCTGTTTAAACTCATTGACGTGCCACGCGTGGTAGTCGTATTGGCGGCGGAAAGGCTCGAAGGGTTTGGAGGATGTGGGCTTGCCGGATTTGGTGATGGCTGCCACTGGCTTACGACACGCGAGGACGTTAGCCATGAAGCCTCGAATGGGAAGGTCAGGAAAGGCAGCCTGCATGGCGGAGAAGTATCCGGTCGGCTGCATGGCGATTTCAAAGCCGTCGAAGAAATCTTGGGAGATGATGGAGGTAGTTTTGTGGTCAACAACGTAGAGGTCGCCGTTGATTTCCGCGAGCATGTCGATGATGCCGGTCCATTCGATGTGGACGGGGATGGTGGCGAGACCTAAAGAGCTTGGCAGCGCAGACTCTTTTTCGGCATCGTTAGTCAAGGTGCCGTAGCCCCATTGCTTGAACATCCCTATCGGTAACTCAACTTTACCCAGCGGATAAGCGAAGGAGAACTCAACCATCGGTTTGCCGTCGTGGACAAAGGGGGTGAGGTTTTCGTTTTGATAGTGGGTGATATAAGAGTGGAAGGACTGGATCGCGTAGTCGGATGTGCGGTAGTCTGGGAAGAGGGAGGGAGGGGAGGAGGCGAAGGTGGACTCGATGGCGGAGTAGCACTGAGATATGAGATCGTTGTGTGCGAATTCTACACCGATGAGGTGCTTGTTCCGATACCAAACCTCCAGTCCTGCATGGATCGCCGCGCCGAAGGTCAACGCTGAACGGGAGCCTCCTTGCCGAGAGTGAATGAGCTTGTATTCCGCCGAGCGGTTACAGCCTAGGAGGGATTCGATAGAAGACCAATCAACTCGAAAAGTGAGCGAGCCGTCAGGATTCCAGTGGAACAACTTGCGAATAGGTGGGGTCGTAGCTTGGGGCAAGAGGTCTGAGCGGGAGTTGGAGGGAATGCGGATAGATAATGGTGTCATAGCAAGGGGAGAGAATGGGTTCACCTGGGAGAATAGGTGGGGATAGTCGGCGGTAAAGGGAGAATGGACCGTTGACTGAGATGTAGGCTATGCCGAGGCGGGTGATGTGGATGGTTGCGGTGCAGAAGAGCTTTTCAAAGATGGTGAGGAGGATGGACATGAGGGAGGCATGCTAGATGAGATGAGTGAGCTCTTCCGTGCAGGCGGTCTTGGATTTCTTGCCAGAGAGGATTTTAGACGCAGTGGTCTTGGCTTTCTTTCTCTCAGAAGGGGCGACACGCTGCGAGCGGGTGGTGAGGATGAAGGCTTCGAGCTCTTTGTCGTTCATGTCGGAGACTTCTTTTTCAAAGAGAGCATGAAAGGGGACTTCGGTGTAGAGGTGTTGAAGGTGCTGGGAGGATTGGTCCATTAGAATGGGAAGGTAAGTTGGGTTGTCATTTGGTGGAAGTGAGAGATGTTGGAGGTCTCGGCTTCGGTAGTGTCAGCTAGCGGGATGGTTTTTTTAACCGAGGTCATGAAGTGGAAGAAGAGGGTGGCAAGGACGCTGTCAATAGAACCGTGCTTGGGGAAGCGGAACTTGAAGTCCTTGATGTCTTGTTCGGAAGCGTCGAAGCAGAGTTCTTTGAGCGGGATAGGTTGAAGTTTGTAGGGGTTTTGGATTTTGTCTTGCATTAGAGTAAGGTGAGGGTGCCATCAGGGTTTGTTATGATTTCGACATTAGGGTAGTTGAGCTCGAGCTCAGGGGGTGGGTTGAAATTGGTAATGGGAACGGGAAAGGGGAGGTGGTCGAAGTTTTTGAGGTGGAGGAGAGAGGTGAGAGTCGTGGGATCGGAGCAGTCGATAGGAGGGATGGAGATGGACTCAGGAGGGCGAGTGCCGTCAACGCCAACGTGGAGAGAACCGCGGATTTTCCTGGGCCGCCGAGGGCCAACGTAGACTGAGCCATCGGGGTTGTTACCGAAGACAAAGGTGCGTTGGACGAGGAGGGCTTGGTCATGGGGGATTACCGAGGAGAAATGGGGGTTGTCACAGAGGATGGAGAGCGCTTGCTGGAGGTTCTGGCGGACGGTGGAAGGGGAGCGACCGGAGCAATAGATGGTGGAGGGTTCCGGATAGCGGGAGATTATTTGAGCGAGGTGGGTTTCCCACGGGAGGAAGGTGGAGTGGAGGGGGTTCATGGGGAGAAGGGTGCCGTGGCTAGGCTGAGGCTGACAGATTACTAGTTTGTTCCTCACCAGCTTTCGTGTGTAGGACTGACCTCTTACACGCACGACAAAATGGTGACTCAGGCCGGAATTGCACCGGCTATGACATCTTCGTGCTTATTTTCCACCCGTCGCAGGACTCATGTTGCTACCTACGCCCTCGGATGTCATTGGCACTAGCGTGTCACTGTCCACGCCGCTGAGTCGAAATTGGCGGGTGTGAAGGGTTTGAACCTTCGTCAATACAGCAGGTCGAATCTGCGTTATCGTTTTACCAATTAAACTAACACCCTAAGTTGAGCCACCACATTGTCAGCAGGTTGCTCGGTCTCTGGAAGTCACACGCCTGCGACGCTATGCTCGTGTGTTTAGGTTCTCTTAAGGGTTTACCTACTTCAAATTTGCGCCCGTCGTTACAGTGACGGAGCCGAGGCTGCTCGGTATACTTATTGTTTTACGTGGACATAAACACCGCAGCGAATCTCTTCACGACATTGAGACATCACGACTGACTCTATGCTATTCGGAGAGTTATATTCACACTCACAATTAGCCATGTTTTGTTTTAACGAGACTCACTATTGGCTTCGTGCTCGGACGCTTTGATTTTAAGAACCTACATACAGCCATCAGGTTCACCAAATAACGCCTCGGCTAGCGGCGACCGTCCCTTTGTCCAGTGGGATAGGCAAATCTCTGGCTTAACTTTGAGCACCCTACGGAGCCGCCATTAAGAAGTTGAAAGCAGAGGCGCTAAGAAGCGGGTGAGGCACCTTAGGATTACGCTTACC